TACTATCAAAAATGAAAAGCGGGTCATCAGCAATGATAGCATCTGCTTTATCAGGTGCAGGTGGCGGTATTATATCAGCATTAGATACACTTAATACTAGTGGTCTTGTTGATGGTCTTGCCCTACCGGGCGTAGGCGCAGACTTGAATATAGGAGCGGCGGCATCATCATTTAACTCTATTGTAAGTTCATTCCCTGTTTTACCCGCAAACGTTCCAGTTGATTTAGTAGCAACTGCAGGCGCAGCCGCAGCCGGAGTAGCCGGAGCAAGTGCTGGTATAAAGGGGTTAGATTTGGCACTTTCAAATTCAATCGATCCAAGTCTTGCAACTGCATTGGGCGACGGAACAGTTCCTTTCATTGAACAAAGAACTAACAGAACTGACCCGGAAGGCAATACGATTTATACCACTACTGACGGAATTACAGGTGCACTAACAAGTCAAGCAGGAGCCATCGCCGCAATTGCCGCATCAGGTGACGATCTAGCCAAAGCCGCAATCAGTGAATCTTTAAATGCTTTAAATGCTTCTGGCGTTGCACCAGAAACCTTAGCAGTTCAAGGAACATTAGGTGCCGCGGCACGACAAGTACAGCAAGGACAATCTTCAAAAATATCAGGAACTATCGCATCAGGTGTAAGTAACCTGCCAGGTGGACAAAAACTAGCAGGAGCAGTTTTAAATAATGCACCAAACGCAGTTAATCCAATAGCAGACGGCTTAAGCAGTGTTACAAGTAAATTAAGTAATATTGGCAGATCGGCGTTTAAAGGCGAAGATCCCGGAGCCAATGTCTTTGATGGTAATAGTATTTTGGGAGATGTTAAAAGTACATTTAGTGCTATGACAAAGCAACTAACTGGTGATATAACCGGCGGAGCCCTTTCAGGTTCATTAAGTCCTGGAGCATCAGCCGCACTAAAATCTGCATTGTCTTCTTTAACTGCAGGTGGCGGGTCTACTATCAAACTACCTGTCGTAGCGGTTAATACATATGATCGTTCAAGTATTACAAGTTTAATTGATGGAGTGCTAGGTGGAACAGACTCAATTATACCTAAACCTAATCTATTAGGAGAAATACCTCAAGGCGCTATAAGTGCGGCTAACGATTTATTAGCATTAAGAAAAGAACTGTCAAAAGATATACAAACATTAAGTGTTTTATCTAAAGGAATTGCTGAGAAACAATCGGCACTATTTGAAGCACAAACAACATTCCCTGCAGGTTCACTAGAAATTCAACAAGCCGAACAGGCATTTGAAGATGCCGCGTCATCACCTACATATGCAAACTTAGTATCCAAAATCGAAGCCGCAGAAGCACTGTTTGCTGGTATCTCAGTGCCCAGTGATACATATGACCCATATTCATCAGGTACTGCCGGTGGAAGCGGCGTCCAACAGGGATTAGTAAATCGTTTTGATAGTATTGAGTCCACACTCCAGAGATATTCTGTCGGCGCCTGGGCAGGTAGAGGAGACTCGTTTGCCGATCCTACTTCCGATCTCGGGATACTGACTGATGCCAATCAAGTCGGCCTCGACAGCAACACTGATGAGTTTTTCAACGGAATAAGAGACGGACTCACTTTAGACCTTAATAAATATATGGACACAACATACTCAAGCATACTTGCAACTATTAGAAAAACACAAGTAGATAATGAATATTCTGCTTCTACATCTGAACCGTACTCGACTGACTACACACCCGTTATTAGCGGATATCCGGCGCCCGAAAATACAGTCGAAAGTGTCGAAGGTGAAGATATTGGAGATGGTCCACTAACATCAGTAGATGGATCAGCAGATAATACAGGAGCCGGAGATCAAACTGCCGGTGGCGGTGGAGTCGGTGGTGTCATTACTATCAACGAGAACTATATTACCGCTGGCACTGGAGCAGCCGGACTTAGTTGGTATTGGGACGGCACTACTTGGAAGTTAAAATAATAGGGTATAAATAGTATTATGGCAACTTATATAGGATTCTCAACAATTAATGCAGACAAACCTCGTACTGTCAATCCTATACCTGCTGTTGATGGAGAAGCAAACGGCATAACTAATCCTATTGTTTTTGGTAAAAAGTTTAGATTGACTGATGAACAACTTGTTATACAAGATTTAGTTAATGCACTTAATATCAGACGTGGTGAAAAAGTCGGTCAACCTAATTATGGAACTACATTATGGGACTTTATATTTGAACCCAATACAAGTGATGTTCAAATTGAGATACAAAATGAAGTCAGACGAGTTGCTGGGTTAGACCCGCGTCTTACTATCAATACAATACAAGCATATCCTAGAGATAATGGTATTTTAATAGAAGTTCAACTATCAATTACTCCATACAATAATGCTGGAGATCTAGCATTATTCTTTGATTCTCAAACAAATGTTGCCGCTATAGCATAAAAAAAGTCGGTTTTTCCATAAAGATAAATACTTGAAACAGGGAAAAACTATGGCTACAAGTTCAAGGCAATCAGGACTCTTTGGAGTAAATGATTGGAAAGCAATCTACGAAACCTTTCGTGAGGCAGACTTTCGATCATATGATTATGAAACTTTAAGAAAAAGTTTTATTGACTATATTAAAGTTTATTATCCTGAAACTTACAATGATTATATCGAAAGTTCAGAGTTCATTGCTCTACTTGATGTTATGGCTTTTATGGGTCAAGGTCTTGCCTTTAGAAACGATTTAAACACACGTGAAAATTTCATCGACACGGCCGAACGCAGAGACTCTGTAGTAAAATTAGCAGACTTAGTTGGTTACACACCTAAAAGAAATTCATGTGCATCTGGATACTTGAAAGTAACATCTATTAGAACAACTGAAAATGTCAAAGATGCAAATGGAGTTAATCTAAGCAACACTCCGATCAGTTGGAATGATCCATCTAACTCTAATTGGTTAGATCAGATGAATGCAATATTCAATGCGGCTATGGTTGATTCACAAAAAATAGGACGACCAAGCAATAGTGCTGAAATTTTAGGTGTTAGAACAAGTGAATATGGAATAAGACTTCCAGATGGTACAATGCCTATTGTACCCTTTACTTCACAAGTAGACGGTAAAGGTATGAACTTTGAATTAGTGAGTTCAACGTCATTAGATGAAAACTATGTGTATGAGATTCCTCCGGCGCCGACTAATAAAATTAATATGTTATATAGAAATGACAAGTTAGGTTTTGGTAGCCCGAATACAGGCTTTATGTTTTTCTTTAAACAAGGATCACTGACTCCATTTAACTTTGATTTTCAACAACAAATTTCAAATCAAACAATTAACATTGATGTTACAGGCGTAAACGAATCTGATACTTGGTTATATCAAATAAGTGCAGATAACACATTAGGTGCATGGTCACAAGTAGAAAATGTTTATGCTGATGCTTACTTACAAACAGAGTCAAGTGATAAAAAAATATTTTCTGTAAACTCACGTGTAAATGATCAAGTTACATATGTATTCGGTGACGGAGTATTCTCAGAGATGCCCGTAGGTAACTTTAAAGCATATGTAAGATCAAGTAATGCATTAACATATACTATTGATCCTTCGGAAATGAACGGAGTAAGTGTTTCTCTTACGTATGTTGACAGAGTAGGCAGTAAACAAACTTTGTCTATAAATTTTGCACTACCTGTCGCAGTAACAAATGCACAAGCAAGAGAACCATTAGCACAGATTAAGCAAAGAGCGCCAACAAGATACTATACACAAAATCGAATGGTAAACGGAGAAGACTACACAAACTTCCCTTATACTTTATATAACTCTATTGTTAAATCAAAAGCAATCAATAGAAGTTCTATTGGCGTATCTAAGAATTTAGATTTACTTGACCCTACTGGAAAGTATTCAAGTACAAATTCATTTGGCGATGACGGAGCGTTATACCAAGACAATGAAGATGGCTTCTTAACATTGCAAGTGAACAACACATCAGACATCATTCAATTCTTCACTGATGATTTAGCATCAGTACTTGCATTGAATCGTGCTAATCAGTATTACATTCAAAACTATACACGTTATGCATATCCAGGCACAAGCGGTGGAGATACTTTATATTGGAAAACAAGTTCAGTTGACACAACAAGTGAAACTGGATATTTTTACTCACTTGATGGGACCATAGAAAGACCTCAACCTATAGGAACATTTACTACTACTAATGCAACGTATGCAACTAAAGGAGCATTATTAAAATTTGATGCGCCAACTGGATTTTATTTTGATGCAGACAATCGTTTAGTTGCAGGAGTACCCACTGGCGGAGAAAAAAATTATATATGGTCAACAATATTAAATGTTGTTGGTGATGGTAATAACAACGGCGAAGGAACATTTGCAAACGGTCAGGGTCCAGTAACAGTAAATGGTTATATACCTGACGGCGTAATACTTACAGAACTTATTCCGGTGTTTGATAATTCTTTATCAAGTGATGTCATACAAGAAGCAATTCTTAAAATTGAATTACAACAAGATTTTACTTTAATCTTTAACAACTCACTATTGATTAACCAAGAACGTTGGTCAATTGGCTCAGCATCAAATGCAAATTACTTTGTTAAATTTACTAGTTTAGGAAACAATCGGTATACAGTAACTTATCGATCATTAACATACTATTTTGGTAGTGTTGCTGATACAAGATTTACTTATAACAAAGATGAATTAGTATATGATCCGTTTACAGGTAAAATCATACAAGACTTTATTAATGTATTGGGTATTAACACAGTATTCAATACAGCAACTGCATTAGGAGAAGATACTAAAGTTAATATATTAGGGCAAACAGTTGAAAGTGACGGTTATGTAAACGACTTCCAAGTTGAAGTTGCCGCAACTGATGTAAACAACGGTCAATTAATATTAGACCCAGACTTCTTTAACGACATTACTGGCTATGTAAATAATGGCGCAAATATTGGAGTGTATGTATTCTTTAGAACTATTACTGATCCAGTAAATTTAACAAGACAATTAATTGTACCAAGTACAGATATTGTTTATACTTATGGAACTAAAAATCAAGTTGAAATTGTCAAGTATGAGTTCCCTGAAGGACAATTATTTTATGCATACACTGATAACAAATTCTATAAGTCTATACAAGACCCTACTATAACAACTCCTAATTATATTATGACTGAACAATTAGATTATTCTATTAAGTCAGGAAGACAAGGACTGGATTATCAATATAGACACAATGCTAATAACACAACACGTATTGATCCTGCAACAACAAATATCGTTGATCTTTATGTAGTAACACAATCATACTATACGGCATTTAATAATTATATTAAAGATACAACAAACACTGTTAACAAACCTAATCAACCAACGTTGAATGAATTGAATACAACATATCCAAAAGTACAAGATTTTAAAATGCTGTCAGATTCAGTCATATTAAATAGTGTTACATTTAAACCATTGTTCGGGCCTAAAGCAGATCAATCATTGAGAGCAACTATTAAAGTGGTAAAATCACAATCAACAAATGCATCTAATAGTGAAATCAGAAGTTCTGTATTAGCGGCGATGGATAGTTATTTTGATATTAACAATTGGAACTTTGGCGATACTTTCTTCTTCTCAGAATTAAGTGCGTATCTACATGAACAAATAGGAGAACTAGTGAGTTCGGTTATACTTGTTTCAGATGATCCAGAAAAATTATTTGGTGATTTATATGAAATTAAATGTAGACCGTATGAGATATTTGTAAACGCGGCTACTACAAATGATATAGTAATTGTACCTGCACTAACTCCTGCAACAATGCAGTCATAAGGTTGTAAATAAAATATGGCAAAGATCAGAACATTAGAGTTTCTACCTGAGATATTTAAAACCTCTACCAACGCACAATTCTTAGGTGCAACATTAGATCAATTAGTAAACGAACCCAAAACAGAAACGTTGCAAGGGTACGTTGGAAGTAAGTTTGGGTACGGTGTCAATGCAAAAGATTATTATGTAACAGAGCCAAACAAAACAAGAACAGATTATCAGTTAGCACCTGGCACTGCATTTCTAAACGAAAATCAATCTACTGCTAAAGACTTCTTAACATACCCAGAACTTATTGATGCATTGCAACTTAAAGGCGGTGTAACACTAGATAATTCTCGTTTGTTTAACAGTCAAAT